TCATCTAATCTATCTTCAAAACCTTCTAAATCTAAATTAACATGACATTCAATCAAAGTATAAATATTTTCATTTACAGTTCTTTTTTCACCTGCAAGTTCTTTTTCTTTTTTATCAACTTCTGATTCTTGATTGTAAGTATCTGGTAATTCTACATCTCTATAGAAACCTGCAACTTGTTGTTTACGTAAATCATTTTCAGAAACTTTAATTACATGCATTACAGCATCTGCATCATCTAACGATGTAGCAGAATATGGCACCACTAAATCATCTGCAGGAACAAATTTAGAAACTGCTCTACCTAGTAAATCATCATAGTAAACTTTTTTAAATGCTGATCCACTTAACGGTAAATAAAAAAGCATTTGATCGAACTCTGGTTCATACTCTTTCATTTTAAACATCAGTTGATAATTCATAAATTCTTGAACACGTTGTGATTGTTCTTCACGTTGTGGAGTTATAGAACCAATAATTCTAGTTCTAACAGGGCCATCTGCTGGTAATAATTCTTTGTATGCTTGTGCTTGAAATTGTGTAACTGCTTCTGCAAGTACAGGGTGAGTTACTCCCGATGCACCTTTGAAAGGTTCACTTCTATTATTATATTTAAATCCTAAAAGATCTAAACCTTCAATATAAGATTTTTCCCAATCTGATCTTGATGCTCTATAATCAGAATATTGTTTATTTAAATCTGATCCTAATGGTTGTAATACATCTTCTGGTAAAATTTCTGCAAGATTATCAAAGTGATCTTTTGAGTTTGGTTGATTAACTGCACCTGGTTCAAAGTTTACTTCGGCTCCACCATCTTCTTTTTCAGTGACAGAAACTTCTCCAGGATTAGGAATTGATTCTTGTTCCTGTATAACTTCTACAGCTGCTTCCTCTGGTTTTTCTATTTCAATAGTTTTGATTACTTCGTTTGGAAGCGATTTGTCTATTTCTGCCATTAATTTTCTCCAGTTTTCCAGTTTTAACTTGTTTCAGTGGAACATTCAACCCTTGTGGTGTAGGCCCCCTTTTGGGTGGTACTGTATTTGTTAATTTTTTAACCATCAATAATAAATATGTTTTGACGAAGGTAAAGAACTATCTTCATAATCTTCGGGATGATTTATAAGACCACCTTCCCTAAATCGTTTGACAGCTTGTGTTGTACTATCTACCAAATCATCGTTTTCACCAAAGGGAAAAGCTGCGCATTCTTCAATAACTTCTTGAGCCCATTCTTCTCTTTTTGGAGCCCAGATACAACCACTCTCAAAAAGGGGTGCAACTGAGTTTACTCTAGCATGTTTATCATTTCCTTTGCTTGGTGTAAAGCTAACAACTGGTATTCCCATTCTTCTAAGTTCAAAGGTCAGGGGTAACCCTGATGCTTTTGCTTCTACTATAACAGTTTCTGGAGACCAATATTTATATTGTTCTAGTGCTAATCTACGTAGTTCTGGGAACTCATACCTACCTTTTACGCTATCTATTAGTATTAATTGTTTACCTTTATCTTCTAATGTAAATACTCCCCATGTGGTAATAGCTGAATAATCAGCAGTTTCTTTTTTTAAGAATGCTGTATCATATGATTGTATAACATGTTCTAAAGGTGGTAGACTTTCTTTCTCCCAGTTTTTCCACCACTCACGTTTTAATATTGCACCCTCTTCTGATGTAGGATTTTGCATCCATTGTGCATTCCATTTTTTTAAACTTAATGATGATTTAACTTTATCTAATTCATCTTTCTTCCAATAACCTGGCCACAGAGCACGACCCGATGGCATGATTGCAGGGAACTCTACTACCTCCCATTTATCAGAATTTTTATTAGATTGTGCTTTTAATAATTGTCCAGTTAAATCATTCTTAGACCAACGTGTCATAACCACGATTATCGAACCACCAGGCTGTAAACGTTGTCGGGGGCCTGATGTATACCACTCGTATGCACGTTCAAAAGAATCTTTAGATAGAACAGTTTGCTCTGAGTGTGGGTCATCAATAATTAATAAGTCTGCACCACGACCTGTAATCGCACCACCTACACCAGCAGCATAATATTCACCACCCTGTGCTGTTTGCCATTTACCAGCGGCCTTTGAATCTTCTTGTAATCTTGTTTGAAATATTTCATTGTACTCAGGTGAATCAATAACGTTCTTTGCTTTCCTACCAAATAAGATAGCAAGTTCAGAAGTGTGGGTCGTTTGTATAATTTTTAATTTAGAATTTACACCAACCATAAATGCAGGAAGATATACAGATGAAAATTCAGACTTAGTATGCCTTGGTGGCATATTAATAATTAATCTTTTTAATTTGCCTTCTGCTATTTCATTAAATTTTTTTGCAACTTCTTTATGATGGTAACCTTCAATAAAATCAGGCCAAACATGTTTTACAAAAGATAGAAAATCTTTTTGGCACTTTTCTACTTTTAATTTTTCTTGCCATTGTAATAATGTTTTTTGAAACTCTTTTTTGACAGGGTCTGGTAATTTATCAAATTTCTTTATGTCTATTGTCATATGGAACCAAAAAGTTTTTCCCCTGTGTTTATAACTAAAACTTACACTATATACAGAATAATAGGATCCCTTTTGTAGTATGTATAGTTTATATTTTAAAAAAGTTCAAATTATCAAATCGTGTTGGTACCTCTATTGTTTTTATTTTTTTAGGTGGGGTTAGGGGGCGTGCTTGCCCCGCCCTTCACCCTGTATCGGTTAGCTATGCGGTCTGTGCATGTAGTAAATATGCAACACCTTGTGATAGATATACAACACTATGTACATTATGGTCGCACCTACTATATGTTGTGTGTAAGTTATCCACAGACACTAAAACCTTAAATTAGCTATTGATTACAGATTTAGCTGTGGTATTGTACCATATAGAAAGGAGGAAATACATATGGAAAAACTTTATATGGTTATAGTCGCTGATAAAAGACACATCGGTCGACCTATGACAACCGTGTTTGAACACAAATGTTTTCAACACGAATCAACAGCTACAGCTATTGCTGATGCGTTGAATAAAGAAGACTCGGACACTGACAAATATTATTCTGTTACGTCCGTTGAAGTACCAAGCAAAATGATTGTAATGCAATCATAACAAAAACAGCGGGGGTGAAAGTCCCCCGCAGAAAGGACGAAAGTATGAACATAGGAAAAAACAACTTTGTTGTTACTTTTAAGACTCAGGAAGAAATTGAGAAGTATTTTGATTCACATATTCCTGAAGAAAAGCGATTACTTTGGTTAGGTTTATTTATTGGACTTAATCACATATCGCATAAACTTGAGGCCGAAGGTCTTGAGATTGTTAAGAAGAAAAAAGAGTAACGGAAAGTCCCGCGGGTCTTGTCCGACCAGTGGAGGCGATGTAAAAGTCGCCTTCACTTTTTTTTATTTTTTTATTTTTTAGGGTGGGGCTGGGACACGGGCTTCCCCACCCCACTCACGCACCTGTGATATTTTTGCAACGCTATATGTTGTGTGTGTGGTAAAATTACAACACAATATGTAGTGGCAGTAATGTTGACCTATATCTATATGTTGTGGTCGGGGGTACGGGGTACACACAAGATGTAGTTATGCAATTTTGGAATGTAGTAGAAATGCAACACTCATTTTTTTTCATTAAATAGTGAATAAATGCTTTTTTATTTTGTTAAATAGTATATACATGAATTGCCTATTTTGTAGGTACTAGAAAGATATATTATGGAAAACAAACATAAAAATATAACTGACTTGAGCGCGTTTGATTACGAAGTTGTGCCTATGCCATTGGAAGTTAGAGACCCAGTGAACAAAGGTGAATTTTGTAATAACGCTATGAACAAGTTAGTACTAGTAAGAAAAGGCAAAGAAGGTCAGAGTTCATCTATTGTAGGTGTACACTCTGAAAAATATAAACCGCAATCTACTTTTGAAATTCTTGAAAAGTATAATTCGGTTTTAACTGATAATGTTGATTGTTCAGACGTTTCTATTACTGATCAAGTTTTAGATGGTGGTAGAAAAGCTAGACGATCAATTATTTTCAACAAGTACCAATTTGAAGTATCAGAGAATGAAAAGATCGCGTTGAAGTTAGATCTTTATAATTCATTTGATGGTTCATGGCCGTGGTTCTCAGCGTTTGGCGCGTTGAATTTTGTATGTATGAATGGTTTAGTAAGTGGTCAGTTTGCAATGGTCATTTCAAAAAAGCATACAACAGGTTTTTCAATTTCTTCTGAAATTGCAAAAATTAAAAATGCGTCTGAAATGTTTAATAATGACATTGAGAAATTCAAAAAATGGACTCAGAAAAAAGTCTCATGGAATGAAGTTGAAAATGTTGTTAAGCAAACATTAGCGTCAAAACCTAAGTCTTTTAAACAAAGAGCCTTAGGTGAAAATGCTACACACTCAGAGCCCGTCTTAGAATATGTAATGCGAGAATCAGCGAGACTATGTAATGGTAGTTTTAGAGATGCTCAAAATACGCCTTCAGTTTGGGACGTGTACAACGCGGCTACGCATTGGTCAACGCACAACCAGGAATTGAGATTAAAAAAAGTAAATCCTGGAAGTAGAAAATCTGAATTAGATTATGAAATGTCTGATATCAGAAAAAATGCGGGGTCTCATAATGTAAACCGAGACCGAGAAATAAAAGTTGCTCAGATGTTGATTAGTCAACCTTGGCAACAAATGGCGGCTTAAATTAACAAGTACCTACAAATAGGCACCGCCAAAATTCCCACAACTTATGGTTGTGGGAATTTTTTTAAATTTTTTTATATGGGTGGGGGTAGGCCACGGGCTCCCCTCCCCAACTCTAGCCCCTGCGATCTGTCAAGAAAAAAATAAAAAATATTTTTTTATGTTCGTCATATTGTTGCCACATTTGTATGGTTTAGTATGGTAAGAAAGGAAAATAAATAAGGTTGAAAAGTTATGGGAACAAGAGCAGTATATAGCTTCTCAGATGATAGGGATACGCACCATGTTTACAAACATTGGGACGGCTATCCTGAGAACGCTCTTCAATTCATTTCTTTCGCAAAGGACAGAGCTTGGAAATTGCCGAGGTTTGAGGCAGATGAGTTTGCCGCTAGTTTCGTAGCCGCTAACAAAAGTGGCGAAGGAGACATACGACTTACCTCACACTATGACAAGCATGGTGACCTTGATTATCGTTACGAGGTTCGTTGTCGGTCAAATGACAAAGACTTGCATATCACAATCTACAATGTAGGTTATGGTAAGCCCGATAGATTAATGGATCAAGGATACCTTGACGATTTGCTGAAGAAGTACACAAAGAAGAGTGCTTAAATAATATCTTGGGGCGATGAACAATCGCCCCCTGATCTGGGAAGGATTGACGTAGAAATCCATTGCAATGTCCATCTGTAATAGTGGTGGCTAATCAAGGATGGTCAGTTCTTCCCTGATCAGTGAGGAAAATAAGGCGCATTTCTAGAATGCCGATTGCATACTCACTGGTCTTTCTCCCCTGTTTAGTAAGAGAGTGGTATCAATGATTAGATGGGGGAGATATATCTTGGGTGGGGGTGGGGCACGGGCTCCCCTCCCTACACCTAGCCACGGCCAAGTAAATGCGCAGATTGTCGCACACTACATGTTGTGTCAATCACTTTTTAGTTGTATGTGTTCATTTTGGGTTTTGCAGTGGTTCGTTGTTTCACGTGAAACATGGGGTGGGGGTTGGTAAGCGGGCTCCCCACCCCACTACAATGACATGAGGTAATGGTTTATTTCATCAAATGACAGCGCAACGTGGTCAGTGGTCTTATGTCCATGCTTCCGCAGATCGTGGATAGATGTACTTTTAAAAAGTTTCGCGGTTCGGTGTCTCTGTGAAAAAAGCAGGATGAAAGCATTCACAGGATGACGTACATGCCACGCAATTTGATGGGGTCTAAACACCACTGAATTAACTTTTGCTAATTTAGTTTCAATGGTAAAGAATTTATTATTTTTGTTGTATCCCAACAGATCAGGAACGCCTGAAGTAGCCAAATTCTCTATCCTATCCCACACTATTTGAGGAGTAGATGACTTTAATTTTTTGATTAAATCTTTCTCTTTTTTCATCTAATAATTCAATTAACATAGCAGTAAAATTTTTTCAAATTAATTTTATATTTGCCTTATTTAGAACATAATTGTATGGTTTTATACCATATATTAATGAAAGTAAAAAAGGAGAATAAAAATGTCAACTAGATCGTTAATAGCGATTGAACTACCAAATGGAAAAGTTAAATCCATTTATGTTCATTCAGATGGATATGTTGAGGGCAACGGAAAATTACTTGTTGACCATTACGCAACATATGACAAAGCAATCAAGTTATTTGATTATGGAGATTGTTCATATCTTGGCGAAACTACAAATGAATGTAGTTTTT